TCGGAGCCGTCGCTAGTGATAGTACCACCTACATCGAGGTTACCATCGATCGTTCCGTTGCCGCTGATAGCTAACGAGCCACCAGCTAGGGCACCTGTCACCGTCAGCGAGCCGCCAGTGGCGTCCACGAAGGTAACGGTGCCGTTGAAGTTAGGGTCAAGAATAGGAGCCGCGCCTGCAAACGCAGTCGAGATGGCGTTGAACTCCGCTGTGAAGTCAGCACCTAAGATGACCTTATCGGGATCTTCCTTAGGTAATGTATCCTTGGTTAAGAAGTCTGTGAGTGGAGTATAAAAGATTGCCATGTGGTCTCCTGAAGAATGAGTGGGGTACTCGCTCGCTTGCGCTAGCTTTCCCCCGTAGTGATTAGACCTTCGCCGCTACTATAACTCCAGCTTCTGGTCGGTACGTCTCAACGCCATACAAGGTGTCAGCCGTCATTAAGTCAGCCAAGAACTCTTGCTTGTACTGAGTCTGAGTACGAACACCCAGTTGCTCAGCCAATACCAGAGCGTCCTTGTGGAACAACAAGCAGTCAGTCTCGCCGCCTGAGGTTGCCAAGTTAGTGGAGACGTAGATGTCTACACCATACAGGCTACCGATCTTGCCGTTCATGACAGGTTGCCCAGTGACGAAGTCACTAGAGATGTACTGAGATACACCCAGCATCTCGCGCTTCACAGCAGGCGGGATAACGAACACACGGCTGTCGCCGGGAACGTTGTTGTCGTCGAGGATCTGGATTGCCTCACGGAAGCCAGCGTCGCTAAACGCAGTAGCCGCTCCACCTGATGCACCAATACCATCTACCTCAAAGACGTGCTTAGCAGTGAAACCAGTACCTGCTTCAGCAATCAACGCGGAGTCCACGTTAGTAGCCAGAGCATAACCAGCATCTTCAGTGTAGAAGCGTCGCAGAGAGTTCAGAGCCTGAACGTCTGTGATGTCTTCGATTAAGCGTGAGTACTCGAAGTGCTGATCGATTGTTACGACCAACTCGCCGGTGGTGCCAGCGATCAGTGTTACCTGAGACTCTGCCGCTTTAGCTGACGCGTCTCCACGATCAGGCTTAGGGATATGAATAGTGTCTCCCTTCTTGCCTACCATAGACATAGCGCGTACCAGAGGCTTAACAACCAAAGACTTCTCGTAAGAAGCAATGATCTCATCACTCCAAATCTCTGGAATGAATGTAGCCGCTGTAGTGTTTGTTACATGATTTGATCCAAGTGCCATTGTAATTCCTTAGTGGGTTATTTGACCCTCTTCTCCTCATACGCTTTCATGATCTCAGGCAGTAATGCCTCATAACGTTTGGGATCAGAGTTCATGAGTTCGATAATGTCACGGCGGCGGTAGATCTTCTTGGACGTAGCGCCCTCGGGATTCGACCGTGCCGTACCTGTAGAGGCTCGTTTGACCTCGTTCTTTTGGTGTTGCTTCTCGACCTTAGCAGTCTGAGCCACGACACCTTGCCTTTCCTTATAGAGCGTAATCAACTCGTTCGCCGCCTCGAAGTCATACCTCGCGTCAGCTTGTTGAAACAACTCCCGTCTAATGGGAGAGCTACGGACCCACTCCTTAAAGCCATCATCCTTCAGCACGTTGTCCATGTCTGGGTGCGCTGTCTTCAGTTGAGCAATAGCTTGTGATTTAGCCATCTCTGCCGCGACCTGCTGTGCCTGTCGTAGCGTAGGATGGTTGTCGATAGCCCTCGCCATAGCCGCATTCGGATCAGCGAAGAAGTCTACTTCCTCTACCACTTCCGGTGCAGACTGTTGCGCCACATTGCTCTGTACGTATTCGTCGAAGTGACGTCTGAGTTCTCCAACCTCCGAAGACTGTTGGCCCAGCCGCTTCTCTAACTCTTGGTGCATACGTGCGATGTCTGACGCTGATTTGCCCTTGTACTTATCTGGAAGATCCTCTTCCGATGGAGCCTCTACCTCCACGGGTGCCTCCGCTTCAGCGGGTGCCTCCTCAAGAGTTGCGAACTCTTCTGTGGTCTCGGCTTCGTTCTCCTCGAATGGAATTGCCTTCTTTACTAAGTCTTGAGCATCTACAATAGTAGCCATTATGAACTCCTTTATCCCACTAGGGGAGGATTGATTAAGGACGACCTCAGGCTGAGAGGCTACCGTCCTATGTTAGTCACTTGTGTCGCTTGTTCCATTTCATGGCGGCACCGGGGAAGTCCCCGCTTACGCCCTCTAGAACAAAGTTCACAGGACTTATGATGGAACGAGAGTCAGAGGAACAGACCGTGCACCGGACCGTGTCTCCCTTCCTCCCGTATACCTCATCTATGTGACCGCAGGAGGTGCACTTCACGTCATAGATCACGTGCATCTTCTAGCTCCTCTGCGGCTAATATACCGTTCTCATACCCAGCGAACTGACGGAGGGCCGATAGCCTACCGCGAGCCTGCCAGAACTCCTCAGTGGAGTCGCAGTGTTCCAGCGTCAGGACTGACATAGCTTCCTCGATCTCCTCTTGGAAGGTACGCCATCCGTCTGTTAGGAACATTGTACGAGCGTCTTCGAAGTAATCAGGCATCTTTCTTAGCCTTAACCTTCAACTCGGCTAGCTGGTTCTCTAGCTTGTTTACCCTGTCGAGTAGGTCCTGAAGGTACTTAGTGGTGGACTCTACTAACTCGTCGAACTTCTTTTGATCTACCATGATTATCTCTCCTTGAGGTCATGTTATCCGTCGAACCTTATGGCATTCTCTACGCTCAGGCTGAACTTGTCAGCGTTAGGTGCAGGGATGTCTAGGCTGTGTGATACCTTCAGAGCAAGCTCCGGAAGGTTCTGTTCATTCATGATGTAGTCTGTTATGGTTGCTGTCAGTATCAATGATCCGTCTAGCCCAACGATCCTGAGGGCTGAGAACGGTGATAGGTCTATGGTACTCAGAGCCCAGTTAGAATCCTTGGGATGGCCCAACACAATGAACTTAGTATCGTTGAAGCTCTCGATGGGTTCTAAGTCCTTGTCCAGTAGCTGGAACTGACCTTGGTTAGGTATGAAGTCCCTGTGCATCCCCGTGACCTTGTAGTCAACGTAGCGGTACTCACTGCTCTTGAACAGGCCAGCTTCTAGCGAGGCTACCTCTAACTCCATTGACGCCATACGCTTAGACTGTGCCTCATAGTTTGCAAGCAAAGAATCACCCGCTACAACAATGCCTGAGCCATCGCCTACGAACTTGTTAGCTGTAACTGTTCCGGTGAAGCTAGAGTCAGTACCTATCTTGGCCCCAATGAAGAAGGGATCTCGTAGGCTGGTAATCCATAGCTGATCACCGAAGTACTCAATGGTGTTACTGCCGATGTCTTGAAAGAATGAGTCACCGTCAGTGCCGTCTTTACCATTGGCTCCATCTTTACCATTGACTCCATCTTTTCCGTCAGCGCCGTCTTCGCCTTTGTCACCCTTGATGCTGGCACCATCTTTACCGGGGTCTCCGTCCTTACCGTCAACGCCATCCCTTCCCGGCGCTCCGTCTTCGCCATCTTTACCCGGCGGCCCAGCAGGGCCTTCACCTGCCTCAATGCCTTCGATCTGCTCTAGGAGCCAGCGGTTCACCTCTAGCTGGTTCTTTAGGTCAGGTACATCAACAGACTTAAAGCGGCCCTTGGCGTCCCTGAACATTACGTCTGGTTCAGTTGCTACCATACTAGTAGTGACAGGGCCTATGCTTCCGTCGCCTGAGCCACCAGCGTATCCCTGCTTGTACAGGATATGCTCCTTCTGAGAGTCCCTGAGAAGCCCTAGGGGCAACTCTATGATCTCCTCGGTGCCATCGGTTAGGGTGAAGATTAGATCGCCGTCAGCGGCCTGTGTGACGCTCTCAACGCCCCTGCCATCCTCACCAGCCTCACCGGCTGATCCGTCTGCTCCTGCTGGGCCCTCGGGGCCTCGCTCTCCTGAGGGGCCGGGGCGACCTTCGTTGCCCTGAGGTCCCTGTGCTCCCGTAGGACCGGCAGGACCGACCGGACCCTCAGGCCCGATCTCCTTTAGAGTCCTCTTGACTTGATCTTGTAGATCCTTCAAGAGCGTGAGAGTCAGTAGATCAGACATTAGGTGGTCCTTCCATTGGTGGTCCTTCCATTGGTGGGCCAGCGTTAGCGGTTAGCTGTTTGATGAGTTCTGCCTCGGCTTTACCCTTAGCTCCCTCCATGTCACGAGCTTCCGCGCCCTCGATCTGACGCTCCTTCAGCATTAGCTCTGCCATACGGATACGCTTCTCGAAGTCCTTGTCGTCGGCTGTGCCATCGCCGTCAGTGTCCGCGTACTTAAGCGTCATCTCCTGCGGTAGTACCTGTGCCTCGACGTTGTACTTCTGTCCACGTGCCTGCGACTCTGCCGCTTGGGCATTGAGTAGCTGTACCTGACCCTGAGTGATGGCCATCTGCATCTGCTGTTGCTGTTGCTGGGCCTGCTGTGCGGCTGGGTCAGGCTGGTTGCCTGCCTCGATAGCGGCCAGTAGTTCCTCACGGTTGCTGACGTTCAGATGATCGATGATACCCTTGAGTACAGCGCCGTGTGCTGGCGACTGTGGGGGTATGACCTGTAGGATCTGACTCAGTTGTGCAACCTCGTACTCACGTGCCATAGCGCCTAGGCTAGAGAACGGGATGAAGTTGTAGTCACCGATCGGGAACTCCTCGGGCGAGAATTGCATATAGCGGAAGGCGGCTTTACTTACAAACGGAAGCAAGAAGTTCTCTTGGAAGTTCACCAAGGTACGCTTCTGTCGCTTCATGACACCGCCTTGCGTCATCGACTGACCAGCCGCAGTAACATCGTTCTGTGCTACAGGCTGACTATCGCCAGCGCCCGTGGCCTGAGAGACCATCTGCTGGAGTTGTTGTCCCTGTTGGAACGTAACAGCATTAAGCTGTCCGAAGTTAAAGGGCATGATAGCTTCTTGCGGAGCACCATTCGTGAGGAGCATACGGCCGGGGCGTACCTCTAGCTTGTGGCCTCTAGGTATGCGGGTAGCGTCGACTGCCATCATAGGATGCGTCGTCAGTGCTAGTGCATCAATCCGTGCCCGTAGCTCGGCATCGAGTGCCTTCTGGCTATGGTATCCCTTCTCACAGACACCACGTCCCCAAAACACCCCCGGAACTACATCCCATTGAAAGGCCACGACGGGTCTATCTTGACACATGTAAGGATTCGCGATAGCCTTGAGTACTGTGCTTTCGTTGCCTAAGACTACAATAGCCTCAACGTAGTGGCCGTCCTGATCGATGTCCTCGTCATCTACACCCTCAGCGATGAGGTAGTCGCGGGGCACCTTGCCGTAGTACTTAGTCAGACGGATACGTCCCTTGGGTCGTGATTCGACTGAGTCATCGAACTCGATCTCATCCTCTGCCGCAGACTCGCCTACGAACTCTTCGTCCCTGTAGACTCCTTGCTCTTGCAGTTCCTCAACGATATGCCGACTGACGTACTCGTCGATGCAACAGCCTAACGCATCGTCTACGCTATTCGCGGTAGGGTCGATGAGGAAGTTCTGTGGCTGTACTGGGTTGAGCTTAACGATAGGCTTATACGTCTCACGTACGCCGATCTCTTCCATAGCCCCATCCATCATGGGACGTGTGCCGGGAGTATAGACCTTACGCTCTTCCAGTGTGATCTCAGCAATGCCAGTACCGTACACGGCGGCGTTGACGAGGACCTCGCCTACTGCGCTACGTATGCGGGCGTGATGGAACTCCTGATGCAGAGCCTTCCTAAGAAAGATCATGTCAGCAGTCTGGTCATCCTCGATGTCATCGTACACATCGAAAATCTTCCCCCGCCCGAAGGTAGCTTCTTCCACCTCAGCGACGTTAGACTCAACCGCTTGCGCTAGGGCAGGGGCGATTAGCTTAGACCTCTCGCTGTCGCGACC